CCACTGGCGAATCGGCTTACCAACAAAAAGTACTGGGATAAGGTAAGGAGCACCAGTCTTACTCACCCCTTCAGAATGAGAGGCACCAAAAACAACAAAACGAGATTTCATATTAATCACCCATAATTTCATCAATTAACTTCATATAAGAATCTGGAAGGTTGAGTGAATCGTCGTGAATTTCCTTAGAAATCAACGCCCCAAACACCCTTTCCAAATCACCACCAAAATGCTTTGAAATATCAAACAAAGTCTTACCAACCTGGCGACGAGCCCACTTAATGCGTGAGTGGATATCAAGCGCCACTTGACGCTTTTTTGTGACCACCTTGACAGGCAAGGAATTGATAATTGAGGCCGAGTACGCGCACAAACCTGCAAAATACCCCTCGATATTGAGCAGAACGTCGATAGGCATGTCTTTAAGCTCGACCTCATTACGAAACCAGTGCATATCTAAACCAAGCTGAGCAGCCTTGTTGTAGATACGCCAGTAAATGCGAGATTCACGAGAGCCTACCTCGAAAGATTCATTGATGATTTTGCCATTAGGCTCAGAGACTAATCGCTCACCACCGTTAGGAGCACGTCCCGCTCTAGCGGTGCGAAAGGCATCATCGGAATAGGCTTTTTTGGCGTACTCACGGCCAAATAAACCGTGAAAGTCATCAACGGCCAAATCAATACGAGACAGACGAGAGCAACCTAATAAATCGAGCCACCAATGAAGACGGAATAAAGAGGTGTGCTCTAACACGGTTCGACACCCTACTCCCTCAATTTGGAAGTAACAGGTATTACGGTTTCCCCCTAGCGCAACAAAGCCCACGTGTTTATTGGAGTACTTCGACATCAAATGGCATGAGTTTTCATACCCATAAAGCCCCTTATCGCGCCAAGGCGACATACGAAGACCAAGAACATGAAGGCAAAACACCTCCAAGCGTTCCATCATGGCAACGTTCCACTTCTGCTTATAAAGCTCGATTAACTTCTCTTTTTGCTCAGGGGTGCGAGCCATACGGTAATCGGGCTTAGGAAGAGGCGCCCAGATAAGCGAGGACAAATCGGACTTATGCGCGTGACGGAATGAAGCATAAGGAACCGACCAAGCAAGATAATCGACAAAAACAAACGGAGAAGCGTTTGTATCGAGTTGTAATTCGTCAAGAGTGAAAATCTGCTTTTTCATTAGCCTTCAAAAACCTGTCAAGATAACCTTTAGAGCTAAAATACAGCAACCAATGCGCACTTTCAAGACTAATGTACAAAAAAACAGCCTTACAATAGAAATAAATCAAGCTAAAGGGGATTGTTATGAAGATAAAAGAAAGGCTAGCCAACCAAAGAAAGGCAATTAATAAGACTCAGGCACAAATGGCTGATGAAATTGGAATTAGTCTAACATCGTACAAAAAATACGAATCTGGGGAAGGTTTGCCTACAATGGAAAACCTTGTGAAGATCGCAGATGCTCTGGAGATCTCAATTGATGAACTATGCGGAAGATGGGCCACAGATGAAAATCAAGAGCTTATGCTCAGGTTAAAAAAAATCCAACAGTTAGATGAAGAAGAGCAAAAAGCAATAAGCATGGTTTTAGAAAGTATGCTGATAAGACATTCTACCAAGAGCATCTTAAATCATGGTGCTTAGCAAGACTCGCTAGCGCTCAAACACTGGCGCGCTACGCTTGCGAATACAAGGTGAGTGTCACAGGCTCTGTGGGATTTACCCCCGTAATACTAGACGGGGGTCTACCACAGCGGACAGGCTCTAACAACGCGACTCCGCACGCTACGTCGCTTATGTTCTCACCTGCCGCTGTCGCAGTATAGAGGTGAGACAATTAAGCTCACAGCGGCCGCTGTCTCAATAGAACCTGTAGAAATTCCGTCTCCTCGCATCAGCGAAGCTGATGACTGCGGCGGACGGCTGGAATCAGAATAAATCGAATTATGTCATTTTTGACATACCGAAATGACATACCGCCTTAATGCGTATTATACGCCATTATGTTACGGGCTCACTCTTGCAGAACGATTCAGCAAGCTGCCCACGTTCTGCTGCAAGTGAGGCCGTCAGTGCTGGCGCAATGGTACTGACGACTGCCCCTCAACATAATGCCGCGCCACATAATACGCACTAAGGCGGCGGAATCTAGGGTTTACAGTGATGGCTCAGTCAATGCCTTGAGTTGCGGATTTAGGCTTGGTGACAACCTAATAAAGTTCACAATGCCTTGTAAATCAATGATTTTATCGCAAATAAGGTTTTGAACCTGATGAGCGATTTCGTCTGTATAAGCGCCTGAACGCAGATATAAAGCCATATTATTTAAGTCTTCTAGGCTATCGTAAACATCCATTAAAGTGTATGGTTTCAAACTCATAATTAACTTCCTATTTAAGTTGGTTGTGAATAAGCCCGTAGCTGTTGCATCAGTTACGGGCTTTTTTATCAATTCAATATGGCATGAGCTCTACTAGATTTTGTTAGGCTTATCCAATGGCTTGCCGCCCGGCACGTTGTCAAACAAGGAACACACCACTTGATAATCAATCACGAGGTTGCGTGATGGGTCTTCTGGGTCTGGCTCATTGTCAAACGTGACAAGAACCGGAAAGGCGGTCTGTTCGAGTTTTCTGGTCATCGCGTCACTGGATACAAATTTCACTTCCTGATGCTGCAAGCCAAACGTCAAACATTGGCCTTTATCGTTTTTCCACTGGCGAATCGGCTTACCAACAAAAAGTACTGGGATAAGGTAAG